AATCTTTCTTTTCAAGGTTACTGATAAATGTACCAGTTCCTCTGCTTGACCTACCTGCTAGTTCATAGATTATACCTGCTGCAGATCTGTTCTTTAGTGCTCCTGCGGATGTAGTATATCCTTTACTTCTACTTACTTTTCCCTCAGCCCTTGAGGATGTAATTCCTGCCTTGATAACACTCTGATCCCATGCTGGCCATCCAGCACCATTACGAGTACGAGGGTTGCGAGCAGGTTGAGTAGACCATCCACTTAGTGGTGCGTCTGCTTTGACAAAGCCTTGTGCATCTTTTTTAGCAATTCTTAGTTCAGAGTTAATTACTTTATTAAAACTCTTAACTGCGTCTTTGTCAAACTTTTCTAATGCCTTTAGTGTCTCCTTAACTCCTGTCAACACTATTGCATCTTTACTCATTGCCTGCTCGCTTCCTTTGATCGTTCTTTCAGATAAATAACGATTGACTCAAGTATACCTTCTGGTGCCTCAAGCAAATCTACTGGAGATATTCCTGTCTCCACAGAAATCATTGCTACCGTATAGGTTAGGCTGTTTCTGTGGATTCTGAATTTGGGTCAGACTCTAGTTCCACACTGTCTAGTGTGTCTAAGAATGCTTCTCCAAAAGGCTTTACAGTCTTTCCAGCATCCTTCATGGCTCCCCAGGCCAGGAAGTAGATGTGCTCCATTTTCTGATCTTCTGTTAGCAACTTAGCAAAACCCTTGTTGAACTTTTGTTCAAATGCAACAAGAGTCTTTGGACGCAAAGGATATGTTCCTTCAACGCCATCGTTGGTCTTTACTTTTATACTTAATCCATCCATTTTGATTCCCCTTTCAAGGTATAGTTGTATTATGGAGTTATATCTTTAATTATTTCTCCAGATATAGGCCAGTTCACCGTAACAGTGCTTAATGATCCAACACTTGCGTTAATTGGAGTCCATTCAGTCACTAATGCTTCAAACTGATATTCTGGATTTGTAGCAGACTTTACTGTATTTAGTGGTCTTACTACACATGAAACCTTTGTTCCTACACGATTTGGCTCTGAGGTGTACGGAGGCACACCACCAAAAAACTCTTCAATAGAGTTGTTAGCAAAATCTTGATAGAACTCAAAAGTAACTGAGTTAGTTCCAACACCTGCAATGACTTCTTTATAGATGGTTCCAGCCTTAACTGGTGTCACATCCAAAACATCATGCACTGTGCTTATGGTTATACTTGAGATATGGTCACTAAAATCATAGGTACCCTCAAATACAACATATGCGTTAGTTAGAACTAATTTTGACATATTAAGGTGTTACATCCTTGGTGATTGGACCTGAAATTGGCCATGTAACTGATGCAGTGGCTAGTTCGCCTACAGCACCGTTTAGTGGTGTCCAGTCTGAAACCAAAGCGTCAAACTGGTATTCAGGATTGGTCGCAGAAATTGCACCAGTTGTTGGTGAAATTCTTACTGCTGCAAGTGTACCCAATAGTGGATAGATTGTTGCTTCTACTTCTCCTGCTGCAAAGTCCTGGTGGAACTCAAGTGTTACTGAGTTATCAACAAGTCCTGCTGTACGCTCTCTTGCTGCTGCTGGAACATTTCCTCCTGCGAATGCAGTGGTGTCCAAAACATCATATGTGCTGCCAAGAGTAACTGATGCGACATGATCACTAAGATCAACTGCTCCAATTACAACTGCAACATCTGTTAGTACTATTCTTGCCATGTTATTTGTCTCCTTGTTCGTTATTATCTGAGTTAAAAACAGAAACTTTTGGCTCCTGCTGTGTTACTGGTGGTACTTCTTTTACTACTGGTGTTGCTTTTACTGCATTTGCGGATACGATATGGCCTGATGCAAGAAGAAATTCAACATTTCCACCTGCACTAAGTATATCATCTTTGGTAAGTTTTTCATTTTTTACCTTACCGCAAACTTTCTTGTTTGAGATTACTGTGTATTCCATTGCTTCTCCTTAGCCCCAAATAGTGAGGTTATAGCGATACGATAAGAAAGATTGCTCACCAGAGACATATGTACCACTGTCTGCACTTATAACTCTGAGTGTATCAACAAGGCCACCCAATGATCTGTCTGATTCTAAAGCAGTTTTAATGGAACCTGTTCCACTGCCTGCTAAGAATACATCAAGTTTGTCTTGTCCACTTCTTTCTGATATTCTTTGTACAATCACAAATATATCAACAGATGCTTGGTCTAAGCCACGAGCATTGTCAATATCAAATGTGAAATCTAATTGTCCTACAACTGCACATGGTGGAACAACTACATCTGGAATCAAGTCATATGTCCTGAGTCCTGTAATTGTTTGTAGGTTTTTCTTTAATGCGTCTCTTACGCCATTAATATTTGAAATAGCCATTAGTAAGCCAATCCAAAGTTTCTTCTAAATGTTTTTAGTAGCATCTCAACATCTGGATCTAGACGAGAGTTCAAACGAACTGTTCCTAGTTCTACAGATCCTGCAATACCAAACGGAGATTGCTTTCTAACAAATAATCTTGATGCCTGAATCTTGCAGGCTAATTCTACTTCATATGGAACTTCTTTCCATCCCCAAACTCCAGTTATCTTAACTGTTTGTGGAAAGAAATATGGAAACACATATGTCTGAATTGCTAAAAGTCTAGTTACAGGCTTTCCTGTCTCTGGGTTATTGATAGGCTCATACATAACATCTGTATCTAAGTTCCATACCTGAGTAAATGGACCAGACTGATTTGCTCTTGATCTTATTTCTGTTGGTTCAATAAGGTCATCTATCTCTAAATACCACGGACTTACAGGTGTGTAATATTTAGTTACTGGAGCAGCAAGAGTTCCCTCTTGATAGAAGGATCTTTGGCAGTAGTCATCAATCATACGGCTTGCTGCAAGAATGGCTGCTTGGATATCATTATCGTCAATGCTATCCTCAATCTGCAATGCATTTCTTACATCTGCTAAGGTCGTATAGACATTAGTTGGCTGTTGACTCTGTGCAAGCGTAGGTCTGCTCATTTATTCCTCTTCTCCAGTTTAGGTAGCATAGCCTTCTCCATCTTTGGAGTAGCACTTGCTGTTTCCTTTTTAATCTTAAAGATATTCTTAATTTTTTTCATAAGTTCCTTTTTTAAAAGAGTGGGCCAGCGATGGGGATTTCTCTGACCCACTCTCCCTTAGATTCCTCTAAGTATTATATAGAATTAACTATATAAATTAGAATGTAGGTGCTACAAGACCAGTTCCGTTAATTACAGAAACTGCTCCTGGATAACGACCAGCAGTAAATGCTGAGTATCCGTAAACTACAGACTTGATTGTGAGTGAGCCTGCACCTGTTGCATCAAAGTTCAATGCGAATGGTGATCCAGCCTGCTCCCAGAGATGTAGTTCGTTTGCATTTACGCAATAGATCTCATCTTCAGATCCAGCAATAGTTGTGCGGATGTTTGCATCTGCAATGATAGGAAGACCCATCAATGAGTAACCTGAGTTACCGTAGAATGCCTGTCCTGCACCTGAAGCCATTGCGTTCATTGGTCCACCAAGTGTTGGTACAACTAGTGGGCGACCTGCTTGATCAACTGATGCAAGCAAGAATGCAAGACGACGAGGATGCATGATCCAGTGTGTTGGATTCTGGTAAACATTTGTCTGTACCTTCTGGTAAGCATCTGCCAACTTTGGATATAGATTTTCTGCTGTTGGTGAAGCCTCATTGTATACAACTGTGTTGATACCAGGAGTGCTTGCTAGACCAAGAATTTCACCTGATGTTCCAGCACCGTTAAGGATCTGGTTGTCAAGTGTTGTGTGCCATCCACGAACAAGGTCTTGAATGATGAACTGATCAATGCCTGTTCCACGCTCAATTGCCTGCTTTGAGATATCTTGCTGACCTGCGATTGTACGAACATTTACAGTAAGTAGTGTATCGTCAGCATTTGTTTCTGAGATTGCATCGTTTTCAGCAGCCTGAACTGCAGTTGATGTACCAGTTGTCATGCGTGAGATATTTAGTGTCATACCTGCTGCTGGCAAAGCCATCTTGTTTGTTGCGAAGTCTGCTGTTGGGCGACCTGCACGAGCAAGAGGTGCTGCTAGATCAACGAGGTACTGTGGGATTACGAGACCAGCAAAGTTGCCAGTTCCTACATCACGACGCTCAATTTCTTCTTCACGAGTGTGACGAGCCAAACGCTCCTGTGCTGAGTAGTCATTGCTGAACTTAGCAGCAAATGCATCCTTTACGAATGATAGACCTGACTCAGGTGTATATGTACGGGCTTCACGAGTTACCTTTGCTCCGCCAACCTTTGGCATTGCAACATCAGCAACTGATGAGCGAGCCTCTGCAGCCTTAGCATCAGCATCTGCTTGTGCCTTGAACTTTTCAATCTTTGAATCTAGTGAGCGTGACTCTTCAACAAGGGCATCAACCTTTGCTGCTTCATCTTCTGTAAGGTCTGTACGGTTCTCTGCAGCAACTGCCTCAAGAACTGCGTCCAACTCTACCTTAACTGCATCACGGCGTTCAATTACTTTGTCTAAATAAGACATTTATTGTTCTCCTTTGTGAGTATTTTTAAGTTTGAGGTGGTGGTTACGGGTTTCACGACGCTTACGGGTGTGAGCCTAACTCCGACTTCAGTCCTATCTTGTGGATAGGAATATTATTTTATTGTGTTTCTCTTTGCTTTTGCTAAGCGTAGAGACATTGATCTTGGCATGTTATCTGGCAAGAAGTTTAGAACTGATGGATGATCTCCAACAATCTTTGAACCTCCTCCAGGAACATCTACAACATCTAGAATAGTAGAAGCCTCTTCTTGTGCTTCTGGAAGTGGATCAATTACTGTTAGTTCAGACATTTTGTGTCCAACAAGAGTATCAGTTGCTTCCCAGCCACTTTCTACTTCTCTGTATACACGAATGAGAACTGCAGGATCTCCTTCTTCTGCTGTAATGCTGAAATCTGAGTTAGGAACATTTATAGATCCTTCTGTCTTGATTTCTACAATACGGCCTCTTGCAATGCCACCAGATGAGTTCCAACGAACAAAATCTCCAACTGCTTCACGCTTAGACATTTCATAGTCTTCATCTTCTTCAACATCAGACATTGGGTATAGAGAATCTTCTTCCATTTCTCCATCTCCAAACAGCATAGACATTACTTCTACTGCCTTCATGATGTATTCGTGACCTTCAGATAAGTCTCCAAAGATTTGCTTTAATACTAGTAGTGATTCTCCTGTTATTTCTCTTCCCGCTTTTATTTCAGTCATTGCTCTCTTAATTGCTTCTCTAGCCTCTACAGAGGTTGCTGGATATGCAGGATATGTGACGATTGATACATCTCCGTCAGCCAAAGATACTTCAGTAAGCATTCTTTCTGTACGGTCATCGTTCCACTTTTGACGAATAACACGGAATGCAAATGACATTTGGTCAACATCTCCACGCTCAACAAGAGTATAGAGGTCTCTTGCTTCTTGTGTATTTGCTAACTCTGCTTCAAAGTATAGTCCTTTTTCGTCTTCATATAATCTCATGGTACCGTTTTTGGTTCTGGCCATAGGCAATCCTTCATGATTAGCCAATAGGCGAACATCTGGTGTTTCAGAGAGGGTCTTTCTGAATGCTCCTGGAGCAATCTTCTCAATGAATGGTAGAGGAACAGATGCTTCGTTAAACACAGCAGCGTAGCCTGCCATACGCATAGTACCGTCTTCTGCCTGTCTTGCCTCTATGTCTCTGACCGTAAAGGTACGGCGTTCTGTCTTTTTCATCTTGCTCCTTGCTTTATTAGTTTCATTATCTAATTTATCTATCTGGCGTTGTGCCCAGTCTTGAGCAGCATCATCAAAGTTTGCATTGCCACCCCAAAGTAGCCAAGCAACTAATCCAGCACCAGGATATTCTGGATCTGAAGTATTACTGTTCTTTGGTGCATCTCCATCTGCCTTGTGTCTTGCGAACCAAGGTGCCATCTTTCTTACTTTATTGTCAGAGATATTGCCATCAGCCATCTCTCTTGCTTCTCTTTTAGTAGCATCAGTAAGTCCATCGCCACCAAAACCTTCTGCCAAGTAATCTAATCCTCTTTGTGCATTATTTCTAATGAACTGTGGAACATTCTCTACTGGCATTATTCCTTAACCTCATCACTGTAAACAGCGTTAGGATCTTCTGGATCAATTAATGCTACCTGCTGTAGTTGTGCTGAAGGAAGTCCTGTGTGTGACAAGTCTGTCATTTCTAGCATCTTGGCAACATCATCTGGGTTGTATCCAGCCTGTACCAAGATAGAAGCAATCTCAGCCTTCATCTTGTCTCCAACAAGTGGTGCTTGATTAGCATCAATGTTCTGGAGAGGAAGTCTGTACTGATCTCCTTGATCACCAAGTGATGACAAGTCTTCATAGTTGCGTACATCATTTAGTGACAAGAAGCCTTCTCTTAGTCCCTTTGTGTATGCATCAAAACGCTCTATTGTTGTACCTCTCAAAAGTGCATCTAGATTAAAGCGAATAAATCCATCTGGCTCAGGAAGTAGTGGAGATAGTGCTTGTTCCAAACGCTCTAGCAATGGACGCAATGAGTGCTGAACAAATGAAAGGTTCTGTGCTTCAACTGATGAGTAGGACATTGAACCTGCAACTGGGTGTCCTAGCAGTGTCAATGGAACACGGAAGATTCTTGCAATGTCTTCAACATTAAACTTTCTTGCTTCAAGTAGTTGTGCATCTTGTGCATTTAGTGATAGTGGCTTAAATGATGCACCACCAGAAAGAATTCCAACTTTACCTGCCATGTACGGACCAGAGTGTGATTCTTGCCAGTTACTAGCAATATCTCTTGCTTGCTCTGCATTTAATTCTCCTGCAACTTCAATAACTCCACCAGGATTTGATGCGTTACCAAAATATGATGCAGCGTATGTATCAGAAGCCTGTGCAATACCAACAGACATACGGCAAGCACCAATTGGGCTTAGTCCGTAGTATGATCCTGGTAATCTAAATAGTGGAATGTGAAGGACTTCGTTACTTGTTAGAATTTGATCATATAGATTATTATCTAAATCTTTAACTCTGTAAACAAGAGGCTCTCCTGGAACAGGTCTTTCAATTCTTACTTCATTTGGGTTTAGTACATATAGTTCTGTTACTTCATTGTTATCATCTCGTACCGTCAAAATAAATGCATTACCATGTAGGTGTAGAGATGTAATTACCTGCTCAATAAACTCTAGTCTTGTTGATTCTGGGTTAGGCTTGTTTACCCATTCTGGAGTATAGTTATAAACTGATGCATAAGATAGGCGATTACGGCCTCTGCGTACATAAGCACCCATTGGCAATGAAGCAATGGTATCTCCAAGAAGTCTTACGCATGAATAAACGGTAGATGTGCGAATAGCAGACTCTGTGTCTACATAGGTACCTGTATTTGCAACACCAAACAAAGGACGAGGTGGAATCAGTGGAAGGATATACTGACTGTTCATATCTCTGGCTTCGCCAGATGCTCTTAGTCTTTTAGATAGACTCATTTGATTACCTTTTTCCCTTAGTTAATTTTACCATGTGCTTATTGCTACTCGCTTCCAGGTATTAGTTGCTGTGCAGATGTAGATGTAATCTGAATCCCAGGCAATTTCTCCAACTACTCCTGTGTCAGAAGCAGATGATGGAGTCTTACCCTTAATCTCAAGATTTCCATTGATCTTAACTCTTCCAGCAGTACCACCAGATGGATCAAACACACCAAAGATCAGTGGAGTTGAAGTAGATGAGTTAGAGATATATAGTCTGTCAGAGTTAGTTTCATTCTGTCCTGCTTGCCATCCAATGAACACATTTCTTGAGGCATTATTGTTATTTGTTCCTGCTCCAAAACCAACATATGTATTATTAGATCCTTGAGAAAGATTTCTTCCTGCATCTCTTCCAACTGCTGTATTTCCTGAAGAAATATTAACAGATGCTACAGGAACGCTAAATCCTGTACCAGTTAACAGTCCTGCAGGAGCAGTTGAAGCCAGAATTGTAAGAATTGAAGTAACTCTAACACCTCTGCCGTTTACAATTGTAACTGCTGTTACTGCTCCACCTGATACTGTTATATCTGCAGTAAGGTTTCCTGCAACAAAGCCATAGAAATGATCAGTAGTTAAATTAACATTTGTATATGTTCCATCAGTGTATCCAGACCCTGGAACAATTGTTCCAAGTGAAGCGACTGTATCTGTTAAATTTTGAAGTGTTGCTTGTCCTAATCCAGTGTTATTTGAACCACCAATAATTTGAACCATTGAGGCTCCGCCAAGGCTGGTGTTAAATGTTCCAGAGAAGTTTACACCCTGACCTTGATTTCCAATTGCTGTATTACCGTTTACACCATTTAAATATTGAAGTGTATTTGCACCAATTCCAATGTTTCCAGTACCAGTTATAATATTTTCTAAAGAATTAGAACCAAAGGCAACCATATTTGCACCAGTTGTTACATTTCGCAAAGCATTTGGACCAACAGCAATGTTTCCTGTTCCTGTTGTTTGATTTCTTAATGCTCTATAGCCAATTGCAAGAGTGTTGTTTCCTGTTGTATTAGAAAGAAGTGCTTCTTCTCCAATTGCAACATTTACAGAACCAAGTGTGTTATTTACAAGTGCATTATTTCCAATAGCAGTATTAGAAGTTCCTGTTGTATTGAATTGTAAAGCAGCAGGCCCAATTGCAACATTTGCAAAACCTGTAGTATTTGCAGTTAGTGCACCAGCACCTATTGCAACATTCACATTGCCTGTTGTAGTACTTGATAAAGTACCATTTCCAATTGCAATATTATTAGTACCTGTTGTAGTAGCACCAAGTGTGTTAACTCCTCCAATACCAATATTTGTTAAATTTCTATTTAAGCCCTTGCTTATGAAAATTCCTCCACCAGTTGTACCAAGATCAGCAGTTATTTGACCAGTTGATCTAATTGGCCCAATTGTTGTAGGTATATTTAAATTAGTTCCGCCAGTAAATACAGAAGTATCAAAGTTAATTGGACAGTTAATTATTGAATATGTTCCGCCACTTACTGAAATTGGCTGTGTTACAGTTCCAACATTATTAAATACCTGAGTGTTAAACATTGCAAGTTGTCCAGCAGCAGAAGTTACTGGGTATGTGGCAGCAGAAAATACTGATGAATCAACAAGGAATGTAAGACCATTTGTATTGGTTACAGTACCAACGCTTGCACAATTTCTAAAAGTAACTATAGAAGAAGCAGCATTAATTGTAGGGATACCTACAAAAGCACACTCATCAAAGCGAGTTTGTCCACCACCTGTAACTGATATTGTAGAAAGGATATTATTTTTTGCACCTTTAACAAATAAGAAACCACTTGAGGATTTATTAGTTGCAGTCTCAACTCTGCAATTATTTACCCAGGCACTAGCACTTCCTGTAACTTCAAGAGTGCCAATAGTTAATCCATTTAGCGTTGCAAGAGCGTTTGCAAATGATATAGTTACTGTTCCATTAATAAAGGTATAACTTTGAGCATTACTATCAATATTTACTGCAGATATATTAATGCCCTGGAAAGATGGAAGAGTAACGCTTTCTGTATATGTACCTGGATAAACCAAAAGTGTACATCTATTAGAATCTACAAGTGTTAAAGCCTTTGTAATTGTTGCTACTGGCTTTGTTAGATCACCGTTTCCAGTTGTATCGTTTCCATCTGTTCCTGATACATAGATTACTCTATCGTATCCCGCAAAATCTGGGCCTGTGGCTCCAGTCGCACCAGTGGCACCTGTACTTCCAGTAGCACCAGTATCGCCAGTTACACCTGTAGGACCAGTTGGTCCAATATCTCCAGTTACTCCTTGAGGGCCTGTGGCACCTGTAGCACCAACGGGACCAGTAACGCCAGTTGCACCAACATCACCAGTAACGCCTTGTGGTCCAGTAGCACCTGTTGCGCCAACGGGTCCTGTTGAACCAGTATCTCCAGTTACTCCTG